AAAGAAAATACCCAGGTTGTAGAAAAAGAGGGCAGAGGCTAAACATCCCATTTAAAAATGGGGTAGAAGTCTCCCAAAGAAGTAAATTAAGTACATGCTACGACATCATAGTTTTACTCACTCTTTTAAACCACAAACCTTAATTAAAATAAACGCAGACAAACCCCTAATGGGAATAAAAGCATTTATCAATGTAATTCAAAACGCAAACGAAAAAGCAATAAAGCTACCTACACGTAGCACAAACGCTAAAAGTGAAACAAAAATCTTTTCAATTTTACCCGTTTGTTCATATAAAAATAAAATGTATAATTGTAGTTATACAAGTCGCAACTTCTAAGCGAAGGAGAGCTTGCTACTTTATTCAAATAGCCTTCACCTTTTAAGCAAAGAGAAATTAATCTCTTTCAGCCGATTTGGATCTCTTCTTTAATTCATAAACAATTGGGAGATCATCTTCCTCACTCAAATGAGCAAGTAACTTAATCGGCTTACCTTTTTGTGGTTGTTCTTCTGTAGTCCAATCTGAAAGCTTTTCTACAGGAATAATCAATTTACCTTCATCATCACAACAAACCACACTATTACCATCCACTATCTTCACGGATTTGCCAATTTTCTGCTTTTGAGGCATTTCCCTGCTACTGACAGTAGAAGACGACCCTTCCAAGTCGATTTTCTCTTTTCCTTTTTCAAGGTCAAGAGATTGAGCTTTGATAAATCGTTTTAACATTTTAATATCATTATCATCAAAGCTTTGTTTTGCACCAAGAACACCTAATGCTTTAGGATCCAATGGAGCATTATTTTGAATTATGGTAGCATAAAAAGATGTTTCCAAATCACTATATCCAGTACCACCTGGTGCTAATACAAAAGTTAATATTCCAGTTGAACTAGCTTGCGTCAAACCAGCAAACATAAGATCTTCACCAGTACCAGCTTCAACCTGTGTTATAAGGTTGGTGCCATTATTCACAAAAGTAGCACTTGACATACCAGCACCAGCTTCATCAACATGTATCCAATATTGCACTGCTGCATTAGCTGGCATTAACAAAGTATACGAAGTATTCGTACTTGAAGGGACTATAGATCCGGAAGACGCAAAACTCGTATGCAAAGCCGGGAATGGAATCGTTGGAGTCCCATTAGTAGAAGCAAAATAAGCACTACCATATATAGAGCCAACATTAGTCAATTGCGGAGAAATCAACGCAACCTTGTATCTAACATACAATTCTCCAACTTGAGTAGTATTGTTAGCCTGACCTTGAGTAGCTATATAAAAATTTCCTAAATCATAAGTCTTTTGGTCAGTATTAGAAACGCTACCACTACGTATAAATAAATCCTTAGCAAATCTAGATTTCGGTGGCACACGTATAGATATATCCTTCCACGCAACATCAGTAACAGAACCATTAAAAGTCATCATTTGCTGTTTAGTTGTTGGTGGTGGATCTTCAACGTCAGGATCAACAGCCATAGATATAGAACCCGTGACTGACGTTGGTGAAGTTGTAACAAAAAGAAACTCCAAAGAGAGAAAAGTATACAACTCAAATCTATCAGCTATAGCTGACAACCAAGGAAAAGTATTAAACAACCCTGGATTTATGAAATATTGAGTGGTAACAAAAGTTTGACTACCCAATATTGAACTCAAGAATTCAAATTCAGATATTAAAGTTCTTGAATTAGCTCTACGGCCCATACGGACTTGTGTAGAGGTAGCAACAGGTGCAGATGATATTCGCATTGAAGCACCACTCTGCTGCATAGTACTTTTATTATTTC